GAACCAGGAGCAACAGTGTTAACAGCTTCGTCAACGATGACTTTACAGCCAGCGAATTGACCAACTTCTTTAGCACCGATGCCAACACCACCGCCACCCCAAGTCACTGCACCAGAAGCGGCAAGTGCTGCGGTAGAGAATGTCAACATTCCTACCTGATATAGGTAGTAAGCAACTGCTGGATGAACAACCAATAGATCTGGCTCTTCACCACGCTCGCCCAACTTGTTACGAGCTTGAGCAATAGTAGAAGCTGTCAAGAAGTTTGCTTCAGTAGCACCAGTACCAGCTTTTGCAGCATCAAGCTTATTAGCTGCAAGAGCAGTACCGAATAAACCAGCAAGTTGTGAGAACAAACGAGCGTTGTTCAACTTGTTGATTGCATCAGCTAACTGATTACGGATAGCCAACATTGGATCTTCGCCAGCAGCCAAGATTGCAATATCGTCAACGGCATACGCAAAACCTCTGTGAACGATAGAAGCAATTTGTGTTGCTGTACCGATCTTCTGTGGTGTTAAGTAACCAGCACTCGAAGTTCCCCAGTTAGCCGCCCCAGTCATCACCTCTTCAGTTGGTGCAACAGGATTGAACTCAGGAACTTGGATACGTGTACCGCCTTCTTTAGCATCTAAGAAACTGTTTCTTACAACAGCTCCACTCTTAACAAATTGGCTACGCTCTTTAATTGCCTCTTGGACATAGCGAGCTAAATTATTCCTCTTTACGATGTCTGCTAAAAGGACACCGCCAGAGTAATTCTGAAACGGGGCTGCCATTTCTTTCTCCTAAGAATTACGGTTTACTTGCCTAAGTCACGGACTTAGAAATAACATCATCAAATCACGGACTCTTAGATGTTACTGAGATGCCTCTTTTTGCAGCACGGCTGCTAAATCAGGGTCTTGATTGGATAATACCATTTGTTGCGTAAGATTGCCCGTTTTCCAAGGGTTATCTTGTCCAGGGGCGACATTAGATGTAGGGCTTGGTTTTGTACCCATACCAGCAGAACTGCTCGCTTTAAAATGATGCTCCCATCCACTTCCAGGGTTCTTTAAATTATTAACGTAAGTACCCAAGTCTTGTTCAACTCCACCATTCAAAATAACAGTTTTACCATCACTGCTCTTTTGTAATTTGTCTTGCAATAATGCCAAAGTTTGACCAGCATTAATTGCTCCAGCATTACTTAAAGCAGATAAAGCTGTCGTACGTGTCGCAGCATTTTCCGTAGAACGTTTCAACTCATCAATTTGAGTCTTTAAAACACCAATTTCTTGATCTTTTTCTTGAGCTGTCTTATTGGCATCTTCCCAAAGGGGTTTATACATCCCTTGATCTTCTAATGCCTTTTTACGATCATCGTAATACTCACCTATTTTGCTTTTTGCGTTCTGGAACGCTTTTTCCTTTTCCGCAAGCTGTGCTTTTAATGCTTCAAATTCAGCTAAAGGAACAGTAGGAACTTCAGGTGTAGCAGGAGCTTTGGGAGTTTCAGAAGCAGTCACGGACTGTTCTTCAGGAATCACGGACTCCTGCTGAATTACTCTTTCTTCCATGTTTATTCAGTAGTAGTTTTAGGTGTAGCAGGTTTAGAAGGTGCTTTTGCTTTTGGAGCTGGAGCTGCTTTTGGTGGGCAAGAAGGAGGATTAATCTCCTCAAACCTCATTTTTTCGATGGGCATAGATTTTAATGCACTTAATTATTATTCTAGTCTATTAATTCTTTTCAACTTCGTTTGCGTTAGGTAAAACCTCACCCTGCACTAAAATATCTCTAAATTCCTCTCTATCAATGACTTGTTGATCAAACAAGGAAGTCAAAGCTGTTATATCTTGACCAATTAACCTATCAATATCAAAATCACGACTAATTTTGACTTCTGGTGGCTCAATTCCTAAATAATCAGCCGATAAATTAAACGCTTTTTGCATCTTTTGTTCTAAATCCAAAGAAACCATCGAAAGCATTGAATTTGTATCTACACGGTCTAAACGTCTTGCATCTGCTGATTCTGCAACAAATTTTTGCTGTGAAAGTGTACTAATTCCTAAAGTTGCCATTTGCAACTGTAATTCTTGTATCTCTGCTGCTTGTGCTTCAAATGCACTAGCTGCTGGTTCCACGTAATAAACTTTATTTCCTGGTTGAGTCGCCATTGCATAGTTAACACTTATAGCCATATCTTTTGTCTGATCATCCCAACCTTCCATTACTAATAAAGGCTGTGAAGCAACGTGCAAACTATGAATTAAGTCAGCTTGACGTTGAAAATGTGCCAAATTTAAATAAGCAATATCTAATAAAGGTGGTTTGCTTGTCATCGTGTCTGTTTTTCCTGCGTAAACAGTCACTAAAGGTATTTCACCTAACGAAAAATCACCTGATTCGACTAGTTCATAGTCTTTTTCATCAGATGGAGAGTCAAAATTACCTGCAAAACTTTCATCTTGCGTGTACATATCTTTCGTAGTCTCTTTTCTTCTATAAATCTTGTATTCCCCTGGCTCAATTACCCTAATTTGATCAAAAACTTTCTCTCCAAACTCTCCATCAGGCACAACTGCCTTCTCCGCAATCCTTACCTGTATCAATTTTCCATAATTAACTTCTCTATCTAGTCTCCAGCCATAAATATTTGAAGGATCAACTTCAATCCAATATGGTCTGCGATTTTGCTCCCTTTCTTCTGCAAGACTTATAGCTCCCGTTGGTGCAGGAAAATCAACAAGGGTATTACTATGACCATAAGTCAAAGCACAAATTAATAATCTTCTTGCATATTCATCTAAGTCCGATCCGCATCCATCAACATCCTTAACAAATACATCAGTCCAATATGGATCACCAATAACAGTAATCGGTTTTCTTAAAATTAATCCTGTTGCAGCTCTAACTAATCTTTGTGTATAAGGAGAAAAGACAGCACGATTAACTCTTGATAAATATGCGTCATAATCTTCTCTCGGTTCTAATGGTAAAAACGCTTGCGAATTATCTCGTAAATATTCAGTCCCTAAACTAACTGCCTTCATTATTTCCCACGATTTTGTCATATCTAAAACAGCTCGTGTCTTAGAAAATGGATTATCACCCCCACCTAAATAGGTTTGGCTAACAACATTAGTACGAATTGCCCCTGGGACTGAGTATGTCATCTAACGTTTAAGGCTCTCAACATTGCATACAGTCTAAACGGTCTTTCCTCGTTTACTTTTTCTTTGCACTACTCTTTTTCTTACTTGTAGATTTTTTACCGCCTTTTACTTTCGCAAGATAAGCTTCACATCTTTTTGTCCCAGCAGATTTTTTCATGGTTTTTAGTAGATTCTATAACCAGTTTGACCTAAAGTTTCAGGTTTCGCTAAATTAAATTGCTGTAAACATAAATACCCGAAAGCATCAAAAGCGTGATCAACACCAAGATTTTTATTAGGTAAACCTGTATTTGGGGCATAAGTTAACGTCCTTAACGATTTAATTAATTCCTTACAACGAGGATGAATAAATGTCCTACGAACACTATTTGCATCAAATAAAGCAGTATTAACAGCAGTAATCTTATCTCTTATCTTCCAAGGTGCTTTAGGAGAAGAAACATTGAATCCACTTCTTCTCAAAATGCTGTGATCTGTTGCCCCAACACCTGAAGTTTTTCTAGCACCACCCGTAGGGTCAGGACAAGCAACAATTCTTCGATCCACGCCATATCTTCTCGTCACTTCTTCCGCAAAATCCCATGTCGTAGCACCTCCAGTCATAATTATTTCATCAAAGACATATAGTGTGTCATCCTTTTTAACAGCACAAATACCAGACATCGGGTCAACGTTAAAGTCAACACCCAGCAACAGAGGCATCACGCTAATATCCTCTGCTTTTGTAGAAATATTTGCATCACCAAAACTAATAGCCACCAATCCAGTTAAATTCTCAAAACTAGCTTCAAATTCTTGCCTAAATGTTCGCTTGTCTAATTGCGACCTAGCTGCCTCAACTTCCTCTTTTGGAACATTACCCCCCTCAATCGTTGTATAACACCATCTTTTCCATTGTTCTGTAGGATCTTCCTTGCAATAGCACCACAAATCATAAAACCAACTAGCAGTTCCATCAGGTGTACTAATAAATAACGCCCACCCCTGTTTATCAGCCAACGCAGGTCGTATAACTTCAAACCATACCTCTGCATCCATAAATGCAGCTTCATCCAACACAACACCAGCTAAACTTCTTCCCCTCAATGCCATCGCATTCTCAGTTCCCTTCAATTCAATAGTTGACCCATTAATTAACTCCAACCTCAAATCAGTCTCATTTTTACTTTCTATCCATACCCTCGGTACTAACTTCTTCAATGCCTTCCACGCAATGTCCTTTGCCATCCGATATGTCGGAGCACAATAGAAATAAGTCTCGCCAGGACGATCAATTGCCCCCTTTAATAACTCAATACAACTTAAATAACTCTTCCCAAATCTCCTCCCAGCCACTAACACCCTAAACCTTCTCTTATCGTTGAACACCTGCCCCTGTGCCCATCTTAAATCAATATCTAGCCCTGGTTGTGCGGTTTTAACTGTCATAACCTATTATCCTATACATAAGTCCTTGATTTGTAATCGTGCCTAGAAAAAATCAAGCAATTGATGATCTCATCTTAAAAAGACAGCAACAACTTTATCGTAGACAAACTGAAGGTCTCCCCGCTAGAGCTTTAGTAGTAGATCATGCTAAAACTTACGGAATAACTGAACGTCACGCTTGGAATGATTGGAATCAAGTTAAAGAATGGAATGATGAAGATTGGTCTAAAGATAGAGAAAATATGATCGCTCGTATTCAAGCAATGAGGCTTCGTGCAATAGATAAAGCTATGAAAAAAGGTCAACTCCAAACCGTTCAAACTCTCCTAGCTGACCTCGGTAAAGTTGTAGGTGAGGCAGAAGAAGTCATAAATATTAAAGCTCCTGAATTGTCTATTAGGGTAGAGAATAAAAAACCTTAATTTCGAGAATATATTTAGGTTCCCCCACTCTTGGGCAAAAATCAGAATTCTGTTACCTCACCCCCCAACCTCACTAAATTCTGAAGGCTTGCGACTGCCTCCGATTGAAAAAGATTTAATAGATTAATTGTTAATTAATTGTTAAGTTAATAGTTTCTAATCTAATAAAGGAGAGATATCGTCTATAATAAGGATAAGTTCAGCCATTTCCATCTCTGCTTTCAACTTCTTCTTTGAGTTATCAGTATTGATAAAGCATCTCTGCTTAAACTCATTTCTGAGATACTGAAAAAAGATAAAAGCAAAAAAAGGAAAAGATCACCTAAAAAAACAAATCCAAACTAAAAGAATGGAATCGTTTTTAATTCTTGCTTGTGTTGTGTATCTGCTTTACTTCTTCCTAAAAGAAATTAGAGCATACTAAACAAAACAAGAAACAAACCAAACCAAACCAAACCAA